TTCTAGCTGTTCATAGGCATTTCTATAGTTGGTGACTATTTCCCGTGAATCAATAGTCATACCCTCATTTCGGGATATTACATATTGAGCAGGATTCAATTTTTCATCATCCACTACTGGAGTTCTGCCTAATAATCTATCATACCATGCCATATTTGTCTCTCTGCTTCTCGACCCATCTTTTTTGTTTCTCTGCGTGTATCAACTTGGGTCGTTTTCCATAAATTGAATGTAATTTCATATGGTGACTGTGGCAGAGTGTTACAGTATCCTCGTAAAGTTCTTTGTAGTGTTCATCAATAAAGGCTTGTCGAATCTCTAGTATTTCTTGCTCGTTTTCAATAATTAATTTTTTCTTTTTTATCCAAGTTTCTAGTAGTTCTGTAAGCCCGTGATAGTGATGAAAATCTAACTGTTCGGTACTTCCACAGATATAACAATCGCTTGATTTTTTATATTGTGATTTCGCTTTATCTCGTACGTATTTAACTAAATCTCTTTTGAAATTCATATTTCTACTCTTAATTAGAATTATACCAAAAACATACAGCAAATGTCAAGAACTGTTTTTTGTAGGTGTTATTAAAACGTTGTGGCTGTAGTTTCAAATGTATATAACGCATATCGCATAGCATCAGCCATATGGGATGCCATATTATGCTTTGGTTTCTCTTTTAATAAATTAGGGTTTGGGTCCCATTGATATTGGTCTAGTGATATTAAGGCTTCTTTGCAAGTCTGATTAACAATAAGTTCATCATTATCAACTACTGTTGCAACATGTCCTATACCATCAAGTACTGATTTTTTAGCATTGATAGTACTAATATCGTAATTTTGTGCGAAGTCGTATCTTGTTTGTTGAGCTGCAGAGTCAATGTAAATGTAATCAATGTCCCATTTATGAATTAATTTTTGAATCTTCATTGCGTGGTGTTCTGTAGTCTTCTCCGCATCCATATATTCATCTATTAGATAATATTTTCTTTTATCCCAGTCGTAAGCAATTACACAAAATGCTGTAGGGTCTTTGTAACCTACGTCAAGACCCGCAAAAACATCCATCTGACTAACATCAAGTTGTGATAAATCTGCTATACATTCTTCATGGTTAAATGCCCAGACTTGGCCTTCATAGACATTAAAGTCTGCTAAGTACTCTTGTGCAAATTCATTCTCAGACATTGTTTTCTTTGCTTCAATAATATCTGATTCTGCTACACGAGGATTTTCATGATAAGTTGCTTTTACTGAACACCACTCTGGAAACTCCTCACTAAAACCTCTGTAGTAAAACTCAGCAAAGTAATTATTTCTACCCCTTGGAGTAGATATAAAGATTGCTTTTGAGTTTTCTTTGTCTAGTGTGGGCCTGAGCGCAACATTGAAAGCATCCCTCCCGTCTGTGAGAGCGGCCTCGTCGAATATGATGAGATCGTATGACCTACCCACAACCGAATCAACTTGGTTAATGGAGCCCATACGAATTGTAGAATTGTTTGAAAGTTCAATAACTTTATCTTTTGCATTGTCTCTAAGTACCTCTAAATCAAAATGTTTAATAAGATTTCTTTGCAAATCAAATGAGATTTGCGATAATGAATAGTTAGGTGACATTAATAGTACATGACTGTTTGGTACTAAACAAACCAGTTGTCCTATTATATTTGAAATGTAAGTTTTGCCCTGACGACGAGATATAGCCGCACAAACGAATCTATATTTGGGATTATTAACAGCATTTATAATTGCTTTTTGGGATGAGTTAGGTTCTATACCTAACAGTTCAAGATACTCCATTATGGGTAGTTTAATGAAACGACTCTCAGGACTTAAGTCCATAAGATAGTCGCCTAGTATATCTGTACGGCTAATTTCTATCAATGTATTGTCTCGTCAGGGAATATATTATCTTCTGAATCTATTAGTAAATCCAGCTCTTTTAGTTTAGTGTAAAGGTAGCAGTAAGTAGCCGATACTGTTTTTATCTTCTTCTCTGCTGGTGATAAGTCTCTAAATTCTTCTACTTTGATTAAATCTTGTAGCATTTTTCCTGCATGTACTATGCCTTCTTCAAGCCATAGTTTTGTTCCGTTTGCAGTTGCCATTATCTTCTCCTTTTTAGTCCTAATGTTCTTTTTTGTGATTTAGGCGGACGCTTCTTAGAGCCTCCTTTACCTGCCCAAAACACTTTGTTTGCCCAGTATGCTGCTGAAGATTTCCCTTTTCTAATGTTTTTAGCATGTCTTGCCTTAAAACTTCTTCTTGCTTCTGGACTGTAGTTATGGCCCATACCTTGAGCCCCAAATCTTATAATCTTTACTTTACCACCAACTTTTACAGCTACTACGGCTTTTTTGGTTTTATGGTTTGGGGTTCTTTTCGGTTTGTTAAGTCCGCTAAGACCTGCTCTTTTTAGCCTTGCTTTTTCTGCTGCTGTTAGTGCCATCTTTCATCCCTATAAGTAAAGATTTCTTTACTACTTTGTCGAGTCTTCCCGACTTCATAATTTTATTGATTTGTTTTAAAATACTATCTTCTTCTCCTTCTCGTCAATAAAGTAGAAGGTGTTTTCTTTCCAAACTTTGCTCTTTTAGGGTTGACTGTTTTACCAAATCTTGGCCCTACTGCTTTTGGTGCTGCACCATAAAATCCACCTGGTGTGGACATTGGTGACTTAGTGTTTACATAAGTTCCAGCTGCTGCATTTAAATCACGAGTTAAACCTCTTTTTAATACATGCTTTCTTAGCTTGGAAGTTGAGTGGACACTTGGTCCGCTTAAAAATCCGCCTTGTCTTGCCATTTTTAATTCCTATCTACTCTTAACGAGTACTTTGGCTTATTAGCCTATTAATGAGAACCTTATTATTTGGGGTTCTCGGTAAATTTAATAACTTTTTTAGTTGGCAGCCATACTCTAATTCTAAGTGAACTGCCGTTTTTAATCTTTGTGATAAATCTAATACTTTTTCAATCTCTTGAGTTAGATTATTCATATTTTACTTCTTCTTTCGACGTCTCCGTTTAGTAAAAGTACGTACGTTAGTGGGTCTTCCACCAACGCCTTGAGATACTGCCCTCTTACGGCGAACTGCCGACCTTTTCTGAGCTTTGCTCATTGTTCTTGCACGTGCTAAAGGAACACACTTTGGGTATCCTTTTCGTGAAGTTTTTGCAGACTTTCGTCCACAAGGTTGATATCTACCCTTTTTCTTAGGTCTAGATATATCTACCCATTTTTCTTTAAACCACTTTGATAATCCACCCTTAGGTTTAGCCATCTTGATGATGGTCCATCTCTCCATCTGCAATATAGTTTGCAGCAGATACTACTTCATATTCTGAAATTGCTATTTTATTTGTAAACCAAGTAGGTAAATCCGCTTCTGGATTATCTAAATGGTCTAAAATCATTTGCGAATGTGAAATTATAGTCTTACAGGATTTAATTACTGATGCGGCATCAGTGTGCCCATCTTTCTGTACTAATACGAATTTTCCGTCTTTTAAAAGTTTAGCTTCCATTTTTTACTTTTTGCTCAGCTTCAATCAATTTGTCTTTGATGTCTACTGACCCGTCCCAGTTCTTATCTTTTCCTGTGACTATATTTAATATTTGTGTTAGTTTAAGTTTAAACCAATCTATCATTTTTTATTTTTCCTTGCAACGCCCATTCTGTATCGTCCGCCACGCTGCTTATATGTTTTTACTAACCATCCATTTGCATATGCACTTGGATAGACCTTAAATTTTCTTTTTGCTTCAGCTTTTACTCTTGCGTATAAAGCTGGATTAGTTGGCACTGGCCTTTTCTTAGTGGCCTTCCTTTTTCTCTTTCTTACTGCCATTTCTTAATTCCATTAATCTTGCCCTGTCCTGTTGTATAATTACAGGTTTAGGCGTTTGATTGTTTCCACCTTTTGAAAAAGATGGGTGAGACCATAAATATTCACAAGTGTCCTGGACTTCATTTCTTTTTTCCACTATGGAGTCCATTTCGTCAAGAGTCTGATTCTCACCCATTGTGTAGATGATCACCTCCCATGGTTGCTCGTTCCAGTTAGATTCGTTTTCTATAAGAGTGTCTAACTTGAAGGGAACAATATTTGTAGTACCTGCTATAAATGATTTATAAGACCAGGGACATACGTTTTTTATCTTCCTAAAGTACCATAGCCAGACG